AGCAACAGCAGTAATTGAATCATCTAGTACAAGATTTATCGGAGACCATTGAGACGTTCTGTTTTTATCTTCAGAGACAATTCTATATCTAAAAATGTATCCAACTTTATCATGATCTAGTGCTGGCAAAGACGCTTTTTTAATTATAACTTTTTTAATTCCTGCATCAGCCATTATGAATTGTTTCCGCTAGAAAGATCTACTGAAAATCTAAATTCAACATAGTTACTAGTATTAGGACTCTTAACTATTGTTGCTGCACCTGCAGTTTGAATTACTGAATACCCTGTTAGTCCATAAAGTGGATTTACTGTAGCGACATTTTCTAATTTTAGTGCATCTAGGGCTACATAATAGTTGCCAGATGGATTGACTCCATCAATAACGCATGCATACACCTTAACTACAGAAACAGCATTCCAATCAAATCCAGATGTTCTGTATAGTTGTTGAAGTTGTTTTTTTACAACAAAATATCTTTCTGTAGCAAAATCATATTGTCCGCCACTGCTATCATCAGCAACTTCTGCTTCAAGCCTTGCAAACTCTGTTCCGCTTGTATTTTCAAATGAAACTAAGACTCTGGCTCTTTCTGGTTGAGTCCCAGCGCCGTATGTTCCATCTCTATTTATTATTGAGAATGCTAGTCTTAATTCATCTGTTGGAGAGTTCTTTGTAAAATCAACTGTTGCTCCGCTTAATCTAATATAATTTGATCCCGCTCCAATTGCAAAAGTATCTTGTGTTGGACCACTATCAGATTCAATATCAAGATCAGACTCATTACCTTTTATCATAATTATATTATTTAAAAATCTTGGCCTTTCATATCTTGCAACTCTTGGTGATTTAAAAAATATTGGATTATCTGCGCTTGTTTGGAATACTGGATCTGTTACAGCAATAACGTTGTCATAATTTGGAGCATCTAGTGCAGCAGATTCTGTATCAATTGCTACTGCTGATGCTGTTGTTACATATTGCCAGTTTTCTGTTTGTGTAAATGCAAATACTGTTTTACTGTCATATGCTCCTGCAGATGGATTAGATCCTGCAGAATATATTCCAATTTCAGATATTTCATATCTTTCTTCTGTTGGTAGTTCTGCTGTTAGAACAATTTTATCTACACCGTCTTCGTTTACAAAACCTCTAGAAGATATTGGAACACGAAACATCTCAAAATCTAAATTTGTTTTTGTTGAATAATCTCCGATTTCATCGGCGGTATCTAGTGGAGTAGCACCACAACCAATAGCAATATACGAGGCATAGGCAGGGGCCTGTCCAAGTAAATACTTTGCAATAATAGATTTACCAGTATTAGTTATCATGAGGCGTAGTCTCCAAGATCTGCTTCATATATTGTACCACTTACGCTGATTTGTGTTTCTACTTGTTCGTCAGGATTTACGTTAATAAATTCAATAATTAAGTCTCCTGCTGCGTTAAGGTATACGTTTTCTCCATTAGTTCCGTTGCCAGTTTCTGGAATTTTGTCTTCTAGTTTAATTGAAAATCCAGCAAAAAATTTATCTGCGGTTTGCTGTAGGCTAAGGATATTGTTTGGATTATACCTTTGTTGAATGGCTGAAAGGTTTTTAATTGGTTGATATGATATTTTTTGACCGTTAACAATATCAGACCTTGTTATACTAATTAATTCTTGACCGCCAATATTTTCAAATATCTGATCAAACATTCCGTCTGTTGGAATATTTTCTTCATCAAATAATATAATATCTAAGGTTGCTGTTTTAACTGGTGGTGGGGCTGCAAACATTCTTGCAGAAAACATTTCTGGTTCTGGTGCAGGAGGTGTTGCTGTAATGCTTACAGATGGTGGGGCTTCTGCTTTTATAACTCCAGAATCTGCTGATCTTCCAAAATGTTTTCTTTCTTTGTCTTCTAACATTGCAAGCATTGCCTGTGTATTTATATGACCATTTTCCAGTGTTACAAGTTTTCTTTCATTTGCAGTTAGTTGTTGATAGTGAGGAACGTCATTATAATATCCTTGATTATTTATGCCACCCCTACTTTTTACATAGTCAGCATTGCTTATTCCATTTACTAAAGATGAACTAAAATTTACGGCCTCTGCTGTTTTTACAGGATCTACTTCATCACTAATAACATCCCCTGCTTCTTTTGCTAATTGTCTTGCCCAGTTTTGACTGTCTGTAAAAGCACCCCCAAATCCTGCCATATTACACCTCCGCCAAATAAAGTGTCATGTCTGGACCATTTATTTTTCTTGCATACTCAATATTATAGACTATAAATCTAGAGTCAACCGAAGTAACTAAATCTAAGTTGTTAGAATCTTTATAGTTAATTGTTACGATATCTCCAAGTTGAATTGTTGGAATTGCAAATATTTTCAAACCAACTGATTTTTTAGGAACCATAAGTTTGTCTATCATCCAGCCCATTAAATTTTCTGCATCATCTTGTGTTTGTATGTATGGTGTATCTAAAGTAAATTCATTATTTCCATAAATCATTCTGCTTCTTTTAATTTCATCAAACCTTTGTTTTTCAACTTGCGGAGAAACAATCTGAGAAGATCCAGTTAGTAATGGGTTAGAAAAATTACTACGTTTTTTAAAGTATTCATCAACTGTTAACTCATGAGTAGTGTCTTGTGTAAATGTAACTCCTTGAATTCTTAGATAATTACCGCTTGTTTCGTCAAGATTTATGGCTGTGTCTGTAGCATTAAATATTAAAAACTCAGCGCCGTATGAGTCTGCATAAAACCCAGATGAGACGTAGCCTTTAATGTTATTAAATGTTGGTGATAATTTGGCATAAAGTGCAGGGTATGCACGATCATACTTAACATCAAAGTAAGCACACTCTCTCATTATTGAGCCAAACTCGTCAAAGTATAAATTGTATTTAGGTGGTTGCTGAGCACTAATTCCAGATAGGTAGGTTGCCTGAACAATACCGCTCATTGCATATTTTCTTAAAGACTCACTAGCACTTATCTCGTTATCCCCAAAAGCAGATGATAGGGTTTCTCCAACTGTAAAGACGGTATTTTGAGAGTAGTTCTGTGACAAAGCATAAATATTTTCAAACATAACTCTAGATGAACCACGAACAAATGGAGCCATGTTGTTGTAGATTGGAAGTGGATCTGTGTCGTCTACAACTTTAATTAATTGATTATTAATGTATAGATAGAATCTTCTTGTTTTTCCTATGTCTTGATATTCTACGGCTAAATCATATACCGTCGGATTTTCCTCACCAGCCATTCTATATTGACCAGTAAACCTACCATCGTCAACTGTAATTTTTGCTAAACCGCCATAAAGTTTTACAGGAATTGCATCATTATTAGATGCATTTTTTTTAATTTTATAAAAAACAACATTGTTAATAGAAATATCTGATTGATTATCTTTGTCTAATTGCAAATATGACTCTATATTGTCACTCGTAAGCGCAGCAATTTCAAAATAATATCCATTGTTTGTTGTTGGATTAAGCAATACTGCAAGACCGCCTGAACCACCGCCAATATTTACGTCTTGATCTGGCTGAACTCCAGCAACCTGGTAGTATGTTGTGCTTCCGTTTGGTGTTTGACTGCGACGTTCATTATTTTCAATCTTACCGATAATACGCATTCTTGTTCCAAAATGTTTATAAGAATTATCTAACTGTTTATAAACGTAAGACACTAGATCAATTGGAGTTTCAGTTGTTTCAAAGGTTGGTCCATTCATTACTAAGGCTGATGACTGAATTGTTCCAGTTTTAGGAGATATAGTTGAATTAACTGGAGTCTCTGTAGTATAACTTGAAGACATAAAGTTTTTAATTGTTCCGCCTCTTGAGGTTTGTTGAGCCTTAGAATTGTTAACTCCTGCTGCTCCAGTTATTGTTGCTGGCAAAGAAATATCTTCAAGTAATGTAGTTGTAAATAAATACTCAGTTTTCATTTGACAACCTCTAACATAGGTATTGTCTGACCAGTAAGAATCTATTCCAGCGGTATGGCTTGTTATTGTTGTTCCAAATTGAGCACGACCATGCTCATAAACTGCGCCATTTTGTAAACGAGTAACACCTTCAATTTCTTCATAAAATGGAACTGTGTAAATTCTTACTAATCCAGTTGGGTATATTTTTCCGTTAAATGGCAATGATCTAAAAAAGTTTTGATACTCTTGGTTATTAGTA